AAGATTATGTCAGAACACCAAGTAGAAGATGTTACTCTTCATACTAAAAAATCTGACTTTGATTCTATAGTCGATGACATATACTCATGATATATGTTTAGTAAATATTTGAGTAAATTTCCATATGGTTATAATCCATCAGAGGCTCAAGTCAAACTTATCAAAGAAATCGAAAAAGCTTTCAATGATGGCTATAGGTTTGTTATTGCTTCTGCCCCTACCGGTACTGGTAAGAGTTTTGTACCTAGAACTTTAGGTAATGTCAGTGCTAGACCGACTAAAGAATTTCGTTCGTTAGTTGAATCATACGATGCTTATGCTCAAGATTTTGCAGGTAATTTTGTTAATGAGGCAGAGTGTTTAGCTGAACCTTCATTTGGTACATTTGCATTAACTATTACTAAACAGCTTCAAGACCAGTATAAGAAACTATTTGATGATATTGATACTCTAAAAGGTAAACAAAACTATCTTTGTGATATAGATGATTCATTTGATGTAGATACTGCGCCTTGTACATACACTAAGAATCTTAAAAACCAATGCTGGGCTAAAGGTTGTTGTAATTATTACACAAATCGTAATCATGCCCTTACTAGTCAGTTTTCAGTTCTTAACTATAAGATGTTTTTGAGTTTACCTGGACATGTTAAACGTAAAAACTTTTTAGTGTGTGATGAGGCATCTGAATTAGAAGAAGAACTAGTGAGACGATTTAGTGCACATATTGATTACACACGTCTTAATCTCAATAATGTTGAGCATTCGGTTCTTAAGTCAGATAAGTATGATGTTCAATATAGATGGCTTACTAATCTTATTTTCAATATTACGGAGACGATTGAATCCCTTACGGGTAAGAATAACAATAAGATTATAACAATATCACAACCAGAAGCAGCTAGACTTAAGTATCTACGTAATCTACATGGTAATCTATCAACGGTAGAACAAACTTGGCATAAATGTGAGTATATTGTCGATTTCACTAAGAATGGTGTTAGTTTCACTCCATTGAAAGTTAATAATCTAGCTAGTAGTTTGTTTGATTACGGTGATAATATATTGCTAATGTCGGCCACTATAACTGATCATGTATCGTATGCTAAAACATTAGGTATTAAACGTTACAAATATATAGAGACACCATCAGCATTTGACCCTGCTAAATCTCCTATCTATCTAATGACTAAACCTGAGTTGAACTATAGTAACTTAGAGCAAAATTTACCTAAGATAGCTAGATATTGTCAAGCATTAAGTGATAATCATCCAGATGAGAAAGGTATCATACATACTCATTCGTTAGATATATGTAGATATCTACAAAAGAAACTTAAAGGTGATAGGTTTCTATTTAGAGAAGAAGCAGCTAATAATGAAAAGATATTAGAAGAGCATTTTTCTACCGATAAACCCACCGTATTAGTATCACCATCGTTAACGTTTGGTACGGATTTGAATGGCGATAAAGGTAGATTTCAAATTATTGTTAAAACTCCATTTCCACCTCTTGGTAATAAACGTATTAAGAAGATGGCTGATTTAGATCCTGAATGGTATCAGCAAAAAACATTAAGTGCATTTATTCAGACTACCGGTAGATGCACTAGATCTAAAGCAGATTACTCGGTTACATATGTAATTGATGGTAAAGCACGCAAATTATTGCTAAAGAATAAGGATAAACTACCAGAACATTTTATTGAGCGGTTGAAATGAATAAATATTTTGAATGCGTTGGAAGTCGACATACTTTGAAATACAAGATCTTATTATTCAATTTGCTAATGCTTTTGATAGTATAGTTATTGGTAGATACAATAAGAATAGAGAGCAAAAAGATAGGATTTTTGTAAGATACTTATACGCTCCTAAACAGCGCGTTCTTTATGATATAGTCAATAAAGCTAAAACTATTACTTTACCGGTAGTTGCTATCAACGTAGCAGGTATTTCTAGAGATAATGATAGAGTTTTTAACAAGTTACCCGATGTTAACGGTTTCTATTATAGTAATGATCAATATTCTAACAAATATAATGCTCCTACCCCGGTAAACATTACAGTTAATTTTTCTGTTATAACAAGATATCAATTAGATATGGACCAAATCTTATCTAATTTTATACCTTACAACAACCCCTATATTATAATAAGCTGGCCAGTACCAGCAGGATTAGGTGCATTATCTGAAATGCAAGAAATAAGAAGTGAAGTACTTTGGGATGGTAATATTAATATGTCTTACCCAACTGAATTACAAGCTTCAGATAAAGCAAGAGTTACCGCTGATACAACATTCACTATTAAAGGTTGGATATTTCCTGCTGCTCAAAATGATGTAAGTAACATTTACAGAGTTGATGCTAATTTCTATGCTGTTAGTGGTACTGAAAATACAGGCACGGTACTTACTTTAGACAATTACCCAACATTAAGAACTCAATTATCAGGGTTATCTGCAATAACCGAAACAGTAACAGTTTCTGCTTCAGAGCAAGAAATAGAATCATTTATATTTTCACAATAATGAAGAGATTTGGACAAAAACTATTAATTAGAGAAAACCAAATAAACAAACTGATTTACAGTGAGTATCAAAAATCGTTTGTTTTTAAAATACCTTTTACTAGAGGGGGTGTAGGTAATAGCTTAGGAAAAGCTTCAACTTATCAGGTTTATTTGAGCAGCTCTAACCCATCTTCATTTATCCCCAACTCTCTCTCAACAGTTAATTTAAGTAGTGTACCTTATTACTCTAATATACCATCACTTTCTTCTACTTACCCTGCATTTAGTGCGTACAATGCTTTAGATTTAGGTTGTGACGTATTTTTTGATTATACATCAAATACAGTTCAAGTAGGTCTTGGAGCTTTATCTGGTATTGCAACTGGAGAGTTCAAGTTTTTGATTACCAGCCCTGGTGGTTATAATGTATTTCCTTCAGTTAATAGTGATTACCCTTTTTATATTCAATCTCTTAACTCAACAAAAACACCAGAAAGATCGTCACCGCCTCCTACCGGTACTGCAACCAATACACCTACCCCGACTAGAACACCAACTAACACAAATACTGCTACAAGAACAAGTACAAGTACAGTTACATCTACTGCAACTACAGGTTCATCACCTACACCTACCGTAACGGTTACTTCAACTCCCACTAATACAACAACACTTACCCCAACTCCATCGCAAACTTTAACAAGAACACAAACAGGTACTCAAACTCAAACCCCAACTAATACCTCTACCCAAACTCAAACCACAACTAACACAACCACACAAACCCCTTCACCATCTTATACACCTACACAAACTTCATCACAAACACAGACACCTGAAGTTACTCATACTAAAACACCATCTAGAACTAGCTCTATTACACCTACTACCAATGCTTCAGAAACCGCTACTCGTACCCCTACTAATACTACCACACCAACCGGTACACCAGATGTAACATCTACTAATACACCAACAACAAGTAGGACGCCAACTAACACACATACATCAACAAGAACAAGTAGCAACAGCCCCACACCTACAAATACTATTACTCGTACTAGTACAGGTTCATTAACTGAAGGGTTAATAATGTATTTGGACGCTGACAATAGTTCGTCCACCAGTACAGCTAATCAATGGACAGATTTAACTTCAAATACTAATAACGGTTCTCTAAGCGGTGATGTTTTTTATAATTCAGGATCAACACCTTCATCTATTAGAAACTTTACTTTTGATCAGGGAAGTAGTATTGATATTAGCAGCAGCAATATAACATCATTAAGTACAAATGATTTTAGTTATATTATATGGGCTAAAATTTACAGTTTAAATAACGGTTCATCTGTACTTTTATCTAACTTCAATAATACTGCAGGAGATTTTACTTTTGGTTTTTATAATAACTACTTTTCTTATTACAATCCTTCTTTAGGTTGGACCCAAGATACAAGCTTTACTCTTCAAACTGGTTATTGGTACCAATTTGCTTTAGTTAGATCTTCAGGCACTTCTAGACTTTATATAAATGGGGTATCTAATATATCTACTACCGATACATATGATTACAGTAGTAGTGTTAGCCCTAAATTAGGCAGTGTTGCTAATAATACAGGTAATTTTGACGGACAAATGGCTATCGTTAAAGTTTATGAAAAGGCTTTAAGCACTGCTCAAGTATTACAAAGTTTTAATAATATAAAACATAGATTTTATTTACCTGAAGTAACTCAAACTCCTACCCAGACTAGAACACCTACTAATACAGCAACTATTACAGTATCTATTTCACAAACCCCTACGCAGACTCAAACACCTACCTTTGGGTCATCACCTACAGGTACCCCAACTCAAACAAAATCTATAACTTTATCAAAAACTTCTACAAGCACCCCTACAACAACACCTACCAATACTCAAACTAATACCAGAAACTGGACCCATACCAGAACAGCAACCCAAACACCAACCAATACAAGAACAGCAACTCAAACTCGTTCTAGAACCCCAACTAAAACCCCAACACAAACCCCTACCAATACAAAAACAGCAACAAACACCGTTACATCAGGTAACACTCCAACTGAAACTAGAACACAAACAAAAACACCAACAAATACACCTTCACAAACTGCTACAATTTCTTATACACCTACAAGGATGGCTACAACAGCTACACCTACCCAAACTCCAACCCATACTTTTACAAGATCATATACACCTACCGAAACAAAGACAAGAACTTCTACTCAAGCTTCTTATTCTTGCTGTCATTTAACCATGCAAGTAGACGCTTCTAACATTTACAGTTATCCTGGTTCCGGTAATATATTTTGTGATGTAAGAAGAAATAATGATTTATACATTTGTGGTTCTCCTCAATATGTAACATACACAGGACCGTCAAATCATTTTTGTTTAAATGGATCTACAGATTGTATGGTTTGTGGTTATCAATTAGCTAAAAATACTGCAATTCCAAGAACCGAAGCCGGTCCAATACAAAATAGATACCCATATTCATTCGTCTTTTGGATAAGAGTTAGATCAAACATAAGTTCTTCGGCATCCTCTTATACGGTACCTATAGTAACTGATTATAATAATCAGGCTAATGTTTGTTATTTCATGATGGGTGTTAGAGGTTCAGGAGATACTGTTAATGCAGGTAAATTAGACTTTTGGGAAAAAGATAATGACGGTAATGAAATTTTTGCCAGAACAAGTTTAACTTATAATGATAATAGCTGGCATCAAGTTGCTTTTGTAGCTGATTCTACAAAACTAAGAATTTATGTTGATGGTGCTATAAGAGCAATATCTGAAGCTGATAGACCTTCAGGTATTATTACCAATAGCACACCAATGCAATGGTTTTCTGGTAATAATTCTAACTTAGATGCAGATATAGCTATTATTAAAACATATTCAGGTATAGCTTTAAGTCAGGGTAGTATAGTTTCAACTTATAATGTTTTACGTCCTAGATTTAGTTTAGGTCCTATTACCCCTACACCTACTAATACAAGAACCTCAACCCAATCTAGAACAAGAACAAATACACCAACTATTACACCTACAAACACCTCAACTTCCACTGTCACACCAACAGCATCTGTTTCACCTACAGTTACACCTACAGTTACCCGCACACCAAGTTCGACAGATACCCCAGGCGTTACTGCTACTAGAACACCTACTAATACCAGAAGTAGAACCCAAACACCCACCCAAACAAGAACAAATAGTCAATCACCTACACCTACTAATACAAATACTCAGACCCCAACCCAAACAGCATCCAATACACCAGGGTTAACCCCGACACCTACTAATACAAGGACCGCTTCACAGACACCTACTTCTACTCCCACCACTACTCAATCACCAACAAGCACCTCAACAAAAACAACAACTAGAACATCTTCACCCACTAATACTAGAAGTAGAACCCAAACACCTACAACAACTCAAACACCTACAACTACACCAACTAATACAGTAACAAATACTCAAACACCTTTACGTACATTTAATAATAGTTTAACCGGTACTGGTTCAGCTCCACATCCAAGTGCTAATGGAGTTACTTTCCAATCATCTGCTGGTGATGTTTTTGAATTTGATACTGATTTAACTGGTGGACCTGCATTTGATACAATGTACGTTTACTTAGATGGTAGTATTAAATCTGTAGTTAGTTATTCATATAACGGCTATACAGGAAATACTTTTAGAATACAATTTACTCCTTCTTCTACTTGGTATTACGGTACATTTAGAAATGGTAATATAAACTTTACATCCCCTGCTGTAACGCCTACCAGAACTAGAACGCAAACTAGAACAGGTACTCAAACCCCTACCCCCACTAGCACTAGTACTGGTACCCCAGCAACTACCCAAACTAAAACACCTTCACGAACTAACACACAATCTAGATCACAAACCCCTACTAAAACTAAAACACCTACATCACATGCTAATCAGATTTATGTAAGATACTACGATGAGTAATATTGATAATTTAACTATAAAAGCAAATCAACTTTTTGATTCTAACGTCAATTGGAATGGTGTCGTTGTTTCAAAAAAAGAAGTTCAAGGCGTTGAAACCCAACAGCCTTGTTTAACTTTATTCGTTGAAAAGAAATTACCTTTAAGTGATATACCTCAAGAGGATTTATTCCCATCTTCAGTTGAAGTGGATGGAGTAACTTATGCAACTGATGTTGTAGAAGTACCTTCTTTATCAGCAACCGGGTGCTATACTTTACCAGATCCATCTACACCTCAAAGTACTTGGCAAATGCCTGTTAGTGGTAGTAGAGTTGAACATAGACCATTAGTAGGTGGTATATCAGTTGGTACAGTACCTCCTGATGGATGGGGTGGTAGTTCAGTTGATACCGGTACATTGGGTGGGTTAGCTGTTGATTTGGAAGATTACACTATTGTAGGGGTTAGTAACAATCACGTTTTAAGTAAAAATACTTTAGCTGGTAATTTAGGTGGAGCTTTTACTAATGACTTTGGTTTAACTTTTTGGACATATCTTTCAGTTAATGATACGACTTCTTCACCTGGCGATGATAGGTATCCAGTATATCAAAGATCTACGTTTGATAAATTTACAGTTACTCAATCATTAATGCAACCTTTAACTGTAGGTACTGTTAAAAAAGCTTACCCATTCAAATCTACCGGTAATAGAGTTGATGTTTGTTCTTTTGCATTATCTGGTACCCATACTCTTAATTTATCAGGTTCGTCTACTAACTGGCAACAATATCAATTAGATATAAGTCAGCCTATGGATTGGGCTACTGATTCGGAAATAAATTCATTATTAACTACCGAGTTAGGTGCTCCGGTATTTAGATCTGGTAGAACTGAAGGTCCTGTAGGTTGGCCTGGTAGTGACCCTTATGGGTTTACTTGTAGGTTAAGTGCTTATAGTATTGGTGGAGCTAATGTTAGTTATGGTGGTAATATAGGGGTGTTAGGATTTGAAGATCAAATATTTTTTAGAGGTAATTCATCAAGTTTATCTCCATCTTCAGGTGGTGATTCCGGTTCTTTTGTATGCGCATTGTTTAATTCTACTAATCCCGCTTTATCTGCATGGAAAGTCATAGGTCTTAATTTTGCAGGTAATGGAGTTATAGGGGTTGCTAATAAAATAACAAATGTAGCTAATATGTTTAATTTATCTGCTTATAAAGGAGATGAAATAGATATAGGTTATAAAGGTTATGATATGCAAGTAATTAGTAGTAGACAATCAGCATTAACTGCTATGATAGGTGGTAAAATGTATTGGCAAGCAGGTTCTACTGGTTTTCCTGCAACTACTTCATTTGACCCTTAACATATTAGCATAAATATTATCGTGGCAGGTATTCCTACATTTGGAGATTTAATTAGACAAGCTAACGGTGGTCCTAGAAGAGGTTCTAACTGGGCTCATGGTAATGTTTGGGGTAGACCTTTTTTAACATGTAGCCCTACAGTTTGTAACACACCTTCTCCAACTACTACGAGAACGAATTCCCAAACTTCTACACCCACATATACATTTTCAAGAACAAGATCACAAACCGGTACTAATACACCAACCCAGACAAGAACTAGATCAGGTACACCATTAGTTACACCTTCTATAACATGTACCAATTCTTATACAAGGACAAGAACTTGTACTCAATGTGCTACAAGTACTGCAACAAGATCTCAAACACCTACTATTACAAGAACAAGAACAGAGACGCCAAGTGCAACCCCTCTACCATCTGCTACTATTACTCAATCAGCTACAACAACTAGATCAAGATATCAAACACCAACACACACCAGAACAAGAACACAAACACCCACACCAACAAAAACAAAATCGATTTCACCAACTGTTAGCTATTATGCTACACCAACACCGACAGGTACAAGAACAAAAACACCTACTAATACGGTAACTAGAACTAATTCATCAACACAACCAACAGCTTGTGTTACACCATCGGTTACAAAATCACAAACAAGAACAAGTACAATTACTAGAACAAGGACTAAGAGTATAACATTATCTAGGTCAAGTTCACAATCATGCTAATATAATGGGTACAGGAAATAAAAATACATTTGGACGTTCGTTAATGAAGTATGTGCAAAGCAGACTTCCTTACCAGTCTTATCAAACTATCGAAACGTTAAATGACGTAAACCCTAAGTATAAGCTATTTCAAGGCGAAGGTAGTCGTCGTGAAGACGCTTTACAGCGTCAATCTATTTCATCATCTACTCCTATTAATAATTCTGCCGTTGGTGATATCGCAATGGACAAGGGCTTTCAAGAGTTCATGTATGCGAATATTCAGCAAGATAAAGCAGCAAGAATTCGTGATTATAGAGTAATGGCTGCATTTGCTGAAGTTGGAGATGCATTAGATGAAATTTGTGATGAGATCATTAACAAAGATGCCAATGGTGAGATTGTACAATTAAAATTTTTACATAGAGAGTTTAAACCTAATGAACAAAAGCAATTAGAAGATGAGTTTCAGAAGTTCATTAGTTATTTTGATTTGGAACATAAAGGTTGGGAGTATTTCAGACAATTACTTGTTGAAGGTGAAGTTTATTGGGAACATATTATTCATAAAGACCATCCTAAAGAAGGTATTTTAGGTACAGTGCAAATTCCTACTGAACTCATCGACCCAATTTTCGGTAACATTCAAAATAGTATAGTTCAAGGTTATCTTTTAAGAAAGCCTGTCTTTAACGAAGAGAATCCTACTAAAATTGAAGATATGCAACTCATTCCAATGGATAAAAACCAAGTTACCTATGTTAACTCTGGTATTTGGAATGATAATAAAACAATTAGATTACCTTACTTAGAGAATGCTAGAAGAGCTTATAGACAATTATCTCTCATTGAAGATGCAATTGTTATATATAGATTAGTAAGAGCACCTGAGAAGTTAGTATTCAATGTAGATGTAGGTAATATGTCACCTCCTAAAGCAGAAGGTTATCTTAGAAATCTTCAGCAAAAATATTGGAGTAGACACACATATGATACTGACAGTAGTGGTCAGGTAATGAAATTTTCACCTCAGTCAATGCTTGATTCTTTCTGGTTTGCCAAAAGAGCAGGTAGTGAAGGTACAAGTGTTACAACATTAGCGGGTGGTCAGAATTTAGGTGAGTTAGAAGACTTAATGTACTTCATGAAGAAGTTGTATAAGTCACTTAAAGTGCCAGTTACTAGATTAAACCCTGAGCAATCATTTCAAGATGGTACAGATATTTTGAGAGAAGAGCTTAAGTTTGCTCGTTTCATTATACGTATGCAAATGCAGTTTGCTGCAGGTTTAAAGAATGGCTTTATAACTCATCTTAAACTAAAGAAGATTTGGGAGAAATATAATCTAAAAGAACTTAATTTAGATTTAGAGTTTAACGTACCTTCTAACTTCTTTGAAATGCGTGAGCAGCAAAAGCTTGAACTCAAAGTTAATAATTGGTCAAGTTTAACTAATAGTGAGTTTGTTTCTAATACTTGGGCTCAGAAGAAGTACTTAGGTTGGTCTGATATTGAAGTTAAAGCTAATAGAGAATTTTTACGTAAGGACAAAGAACTCACTTGGGAATTAGCTCAGATTGAAGCTAGTGGTCCTAATTGGAGAGAGGCTATTGCCTCTGGTGGAGCCGAAGGGGGAGAAGGAATGGAAGCCGGTGGTGGTGCAATACCCGCAGGAGGTGGTTCAGGCCTACCCCCTGATTTCGGTCCCCCACCAGAAGGAGGCGGTCCTGATGTAACTGGAGGCGACGTCCCACCTGAAGGAGGCGCTGCTCCTGCCGCAGAACCAGCCCCGGTTCAATAAATAGATATATGAGCGATTGTAATTACTCCTCTTGTTGCGGTGGCGAATCATTCAGTAGCCAAAAACCTGAAAAAGAATCAACTACTTATACTAATAGCTGCGGTGCTGCTTGTTGCTGTGGTACTATATGCACAACTTGCACTACTTGCAGTGCTGCTTCATCTAGCCCTAGTACTGCAGGAAGAGCAACATACAGTTGCTGCTGTTGCTGCTAAATAAATATTAGTATGTCTAGAGAAAGTATAAGCACATTAAAAGGTTATTTCGAAACTGGTGATGTTCCTACAGCTGAACAGTTTGGTAGCCTTATTGATTCTACATACAATTCAACATCAGGTATAGAAACATTAAGTACCGGTTATTCTAACCTTAGTGTTATGTCTTTAAGTGCTGACGAGTTTATTATTAATGATTTAAGAGGTTCTACTCAATCATTAGAAGTAAAAGCACCTGATGATAGTACCATTACTTTAACAATTACTAATGGTATTATTACTAATATATCTTGATTTTTAAATTACAGCCATTTAAATATGCTCGTTATGTTTAAATGGCTATCTCGTTTTTTCAGAAGAAATAAAAGCAAAAGTAGGTATGTATCTTGTTGTACACCTTCACCTACTCCTTCTGCCGCTCCTGTATATTGCATAGAACCACAAAATGTTTATAAGTCAAGCTGTTCTACTGCTAATGTTTGTTGCGGTAGTAATACATGTAACGGTTATAAAGTATCACCTTATAGTAAAAACTTTACTAAGCCTGAAAAACATAACCATGCTTATAAACCTATTCAAACTTCTGTTTGTTGTACTAATACTTGTTGTGTTCAGCCTATAGCTCAATGCGACCCTAGCCCGGTATGTACACCACCAACTCCAACATCGTGTTATAGTACACCTTTACCTACTTGTGGTCAATCTTGTCAAATTGATTTTTATGAAACAGTTAAGATGACAAGCCCAACTTGTTGCACACCAGTAGTAACACCAACATACCAGCCTTGTGCATCATGTGTACCTCAAACCGTTGAAGCAGCTGCACCAGAACCTATTTTACCTCAAGAAGGTTATATTTTCGTAATGAATGGGTATGGTGTAAATGTTGAAGTTGATAATGAAAAAGTAGTAGCTTTTATTGATATGGGTATTGATGTTAATATTACACCAGGACAAAAGGTATTGTTGCATCATAGAAAAGGTAAGTATGACAAAATGATAGGAAAAGCAATTAGCGAAACTGGTACAGAAAGAAAAGGGAATGCAGAGGAAATCTTAGTACAAGAATTG